GACAAGATCAAGGAGGACTGCATCCGTCCGATCTGGACTGATCACGAGCTGTATACCATCAAGACCGTGATCGAGGTTGCGTCTACCGCTACTGCGACCGAGAAGGCCAAGAAGTTCATTCAGGCGGCTGTTAAGGCGCGCAAGAACTACAAGGGCAGCGGCAATCCGGATCTGTTCTGTTCCGAGGATGTGCTGACTGACTGCCTGCTGATGGAGGATCTGAACGGTCGTCTCATCTACGAGTCTGTTGAGAAGCTGGCCCGTGTGCTGCGCGTCAATGAGATCATCACTGTTCCGGTGATGGAAGGCCTGAAGAGCGCTGACGGCAATGAGCTGATGGGCATCATCGTCAACCTGAAGGACTACAACGTGGGCGCTGACAAGGGCGGCGAGGTCAATCTGTTTGACGACTTCGACATCGACTACAATGCCTACAAGTATCTGATTGAGGCCCGCTGCTCCGGCGCGCTGATCCGTCCGTACTCCGCTATCGCGATCGAGTGCAAGGTCGCCGCTGCGGCTGCTGCCTGATCGGTAAAGGAGTAACTTCAAAATGGCAAAGTTTTATGGACAGATTGGTTATGCAGAGCCTACTGAAACCAGTCTCGGCGTATGGACAGACGTGATGAAGGAGCATCCGGCCAAAGGCGACGTGCTTCGGAATCAGCGGAAGCTGGAGAATGGCGATAATGTCAATGACGATATTTCGCTGAACAACCAGATTTCGATTATCGCAGATCCCTATGCGCAGGAGCATTACTTTGCCATTCGATACGTCAAGTGGATGGGCGGATACTGGAAGGTCACGAATGTGGAAGTTCAGTATCCCCGTCTGCTTTTGACGATTGGAGGGCTATACCGTGGACAGAGGGCAGAAACAGCATAACAGAAGGCTGGAACTTCATGAAAAACTCTGCGAAATACTGGGAAGCAAGAACGTTTATTTCGATCCGCCTAACGGATTGATGATGAACTATCCATGTATTGTGTACAAGAAAAGCGGAAACAGCACGCTTCATGCTGACAACAAGCCGTATTTTATAAAGAGACAATACGATGTAACCACGATTTCCAGAGATCCCGATAACAACATTGGCGATCAGATTGCTCAGATGCTGCATTGCGGTTATTCGACTTCCTTTGTGAAGGACAATCTGCATCACGATGTTTACAAGCTTTACTACTAAAAGGAGGACAACCCAATGAGTAAGATTACTTGGGATGGCGTCGGCGAGCGCGTATGGGAAGCCGGCGTGGATCGTGGCGTGCTTTATCGCCAGGATGAAACGAAGAAGTACACCAAGGGCGTTGCGTGGAACGGCCTGATTAACGTGACCGAAAAGCCGGAGGGCGCGGAGATCACGAAGCTGTGGGCCGACAACCAGAACTACGCGAACCTGATGAGCGCCGAGGTGTTCAAGGGCGGCATCGAGGCTTACACCTATCCGGCGGAATTCAACGAGTGTGAGGGTCAGGCGGAGGTCGTTCCGGGCGCTCGTCTTGGTCAGCAGGCTCGTGTGCCGTTCGGCATGTGCTACCGCAGCATGGTTGGCGACGATACTTCCCCTGAACCGAATGCGTATAAGCTGCATCTGATCTGGAACGCGATGGTTTCCCCGACTGAGAAGTCTCACAACACCATCAACGAGAATCCGGATGCTGAAACTTTCAACTGGGATTTCGACACCACTCCGGTTCCGGTTACCGGTTACAAGCCGGCGGCTTCCATGGAGATCGACAGCCGTACGCTTGCCAAGGAGAAGCTTACCGCGATCGAAGCGATTCTCTACGGCAGCGATGAGGAGGAGCCGCGTCTTCCGATGCCGGATGAGCTCATCACTCTGATGAAGGCGGCTGCCTAATTCAAAATGGAATAAATTAAAGGGAAAAGTGCTGGATACAGATCCGGTGGGATGACAGGTAGACGTAGGAGGGGGCGTCTTTGTTTTAATTTCGAAAGGAGAAAGAGACCATGTATGTAATCACGAAGACCTATACCGATTATGACGGTAAGGAGCGCACTGAGGATTTCTACTTCAATCTGAACAAGGCTGAAGTGCTGAAGATGCAGAACAGTGAAGATGGCGGTATGAACAAGACCCTTGCCAAGATCATGCAGGAGGACAATCTGAAGCGTCTGTATGAGCATTTTGAGAGCATTGTCGATCGTGCGTATGGCGAGAAGAGCCTTGATGGCCGCCGCTTTATGAAGAGCGAAGAGATCCTCAGCAATTTCAAGCAGACTGAAGCGTACAGCGAGATCATTTTCGAGCTGGCGACGAATACTGAAAAGGCTATTGAGTTTATCAATCACGTTCTGCCGAAGGCTGATGCCTTGCCGGCAAAGGCCGCCGCTGTGTGATGAAACGGGAGGCAAGAGATGCTGCGGATTACGATTCCTAAAGCAAGTTTCTTCGATGAAAGCACGGAGGAATTCATTTACATTGAGGAAACGACCATCACGCTTGAGCATTCTCTTGTCTCCCTATCGAAATGGGAACAGAAATGGCTTAAGCCTTTTAACGATGGACATGTCAAGACGATTGAAGAGATGATTGATTATATCCGATGTATGACGATCACGCAGAATGTGAATCCACTCGTATATTACGGAATCAATGATCAAATCGTCGAACAGGTCACTAAATACATCAATGCGCCTATGACCGCAACCACATTTCGGAGCATCAGCAAAAACGATCAGCGAAGAAAAATAAATCAAGATATTGTTACTGCGGAGATCATATATTACTGGATGTTTTCGTATAACATTCCGCTTGAATGTCAGAAATGGCATCTCAATAAATTACTCACTTTAATCAGGGTATTCAATGTGAAGAATTCGCCTCAGAAAAAGATGAGTCGAAAAGATACGTTAAAACACAACCGAGAGCTGAATGCCGCGAGGAAAAAGAAACTCGGCACGAGGGGGTGAGGCATATGAGCAAACCGCTTGCTACGGTCTTTGCATCAAAAGGCCAAGCATATCTGGATACGCCATATGACGATCTGGATTGTCAGGCGCTGCTTGAAGCAATGCTCAAGGACGTTGGTATCAGGAAAAATTGGAAGGGTTCCAATGCGATGTACCGGGACATGGCATGGGTAGGCACGCCTGAAGAATGTAAGAAGAAATTCGGCAGTATTCCCATTGGCGCATGGATATTCATCCTTAAGTATGATGGAAACGAGCCTGCCGAATACCGAAAAGACGGAATCGGCAATGCCGATCATGTCGGCGTGAAAACCGGTAGAAGCAAAGGCGCGATTCATTCCTCTGCAACTATGGACTGTGTTGCGGAATCCGTATTCAAGGACAAGACCATTCCCAATGGTGGATGGAACCGAATCGGACTTTGCAAGCTGCTTGATTATGGCAGCAAGATTGAAGAAATCCTTTACGGCTCAACTGTTACGAAGACAGAAGAAACCAGCGAGGAAACTCGGCCTATCATTCAGGAAGGGGTTACGATTATTATGACGACTGCGACTGTGCAGACAAGCGGCGGCATTCTTAATATTCGGGATATGCCGTCTTCCAATGGACGCGACATTGGCGATATCCCAAATGGCGCAAGCGTTCAGGTTCTTGAAAAGACTTCTTCCGAATGGTGGAAGGTGTCTTACTGCGGTATTACCGGATATTGCGCTTGTCAATATCTTAAAGAAGTCGAGAACGTAAGCATCACGATGAGCAAAGAAACGGCTATCGCGCTGTATCGCGCTCTTGACGAAGCATTCGTTGACTGACTATGATCCGAGTCAAACATAAAGGGGATTTCAAAAAGACCACGTATTTTTTCGAAAGCGTTCTTCAGAGGAAATATCTCCGAAAGCTTCAGCAGTTCGGAGAAGAAGGCGTAAAAGCGCTTGCTACCGCAACGCCGAAAGATTCTGGAGAGACTGCAAAATCGTGGTTTTATGAAATCATCGAAAGCCGAGGAATGACGAGCATTGTCTGGAAAAACTCGCATATTCACGACGGCGTAAATATTGCGATTATTTTGCAATATGGTCATGGAACAAGAAATGGAGGCTATGTACAGGGAAGAAATTACATCAACCCTGCGATAGCCCCCATTTTTGATCGTATTGCAGAACAGGCGTGGAATGAGATCAGGAGATTGTGATTAAGACAACTCTCCGATGATGAAAGTTTTATAAGCTCTTTTTGCGATAGTTTGTGTGCTGACAAAGTCGAAACTGCCGCCAATGATACCGCCGGCAATAGGAATCAGCTTTCCAATATTGATGACTCCTTTTTCGCCAAACTTTGTGAGAAGTCGGAAACCAACAGCTTTGTTGATTTTCTTGATAACTTCTCCCGGTATTCGTTTCGTAACGAATGACGTAGTCATTTTATTTGCGATAACGATTCCTGTTTGTTTACATGCGTCGATCATAGATGTTCCAGCTAAACACATATATACAAGAGTTTCGACTTCGTCGTCCTTGACGCTATATCCTCCAATGGCAGCGATCGTAGCGATCATGCGAAGCTGAACATAAAGGACACTTGCGATATTTGCAGGAATGGCGACGGGAAGCGTGATCAAGCCGCCTAAACTTGTCAGGAACCCGGAAGTTGTGCACTTCGCAACTTGATTCCGGACAAAGTTTTTAACGGCTTTTTCGGGATCTGAATATTTGCAAAGATAGTCGGACGCAAGCTCCTCACAAGGTTTTGACGTCGGCAGGCCATTGACGACTTGTCCGTAGAGGGACTCAAGAAGCTCGGTCATTTGTTCGGGAGTGAAGAGCGCCTTTTTTGGATTTTCACGTTTTTCTTGTTCCATATATCCAAGCTCCTTTGATAGAGATAGGCATCGACGAATCGACATCATTATATCAAAGATGGGTATAATTGGGCAAGATTTACCAAAAAAAAAAAAAGGTTAAATGTAAAAGTGGGCTAAAAAATTCGTTAAACCATTAACGATGTGCGGCCGAAGACTTTGATGACGCTATCATGGCGTCTTTTTTTTATTTTTTCGGGAAGGGGGTGAATCGTGTATGGCGCACGCTATTGACGAGAGAATTGTTCAAATGCAATTCAACAATCGTCAATTCGAGAGAGGTATTAAAACAAGTCTTGATAGTTTGAATCGGCTTGAAAAAGCCCTTCATCTTGACGGAATTTCTGAGAGCCTTCAGAAAATCAACGATCGTTTCTCTGCTTTCGGCATTGCCAGCATGACGCTCATATCGGATTTTACCAGATCGGTCAGCAGAGCTGGAAGAGAGCTGATTGATCATCTGTACATTGATCCTGCCAAATCTGGTTTTTCCGAATATGAGACTCAGATGAATGCAGTTCAGACAATTCTTGCTAACACTTCGAAAGACGGGGTCAGTCTTGATAAGGTGAATCAGAAGCTTGATGAACTGAACACCTATGCGGACAAGACCATTTATAATTTCTCGGAAATGACGAGAAATATTGGTACATTTACCGCTGCCGGTGTTGACATTGATACATCGGTCGATGCGATCAAAGGTATAGCGAATCTGGCTGCCGTCAGTGGCTCAACGTCTCAGCAGGCAAGCACAGCGATGTACCAGCTCAGCCAGGCTCTTGCCAGTGGAACGGTGAAATTGCAAGACTGGAATTCCGTCGTGAATGCCGGTATGGGTGGTGAAGTATTTCAGGATGCACTCAAACGAACAGCAAAGCTTATGCGAAGTACGCTTCCGAAAGAAGCGAAGGAAATGTATGAGAAGCTTGAAAAGGGAGAGGTCAGTTTCCGGGAAAGCCTTCAGGCGGGGTGGATTACTGACGACATTCTGACGCATACGCTTCGCACGTTCACCGGAGACATGACGGAAGATGAACTTCTTAAACTCGGCTATTCAAATGCCGAAGTTGAAGAAATCCTCAAAATGGGTGAAATGGCTCAAGATGCAGCGACGAAGGTCAAGACGCTTACACAGCTGATCGATACGCTTAAAGAAGCTATGGGCAGCGGCTGGGCGCAAAGCTGGAAGCTCATTGTCGGTGATTTCGAAGAAGCCAAAGAGTTGTTTACAGGCATCAGCGATTATTTCAGTGAAGCCATCACGAAGGCGGCCGGAAAGAGAAATCTTACGCTGAAAGTATGGCGGAACTTTGGTGGAAGAGAATCTTTGATTCAATCCTTCTGGAATTTCGCAGATGCTGTTTCGAACGTGAAAAAGATTGTCGGTGCAGCTTTCAAAGAATTCTTTCCTCCGATGACCGGCAAAGATTGGGCGGATATGACCAAGATCGTTGAAGGTTTTACGGAGAAGATCAAGGCGCTTACAGAAGACAGAGAATTTATCGATGGCGTAACCAAGGTGGTTAAGAAATTCTCCGGTACGCTCAAAAATATCATCGAACTCGGAAAAAGAGGAGCTCTTCGAATTTTTGATATCGGAGTAGCCGTAAAGGACATGTGGGGGGCATTCAGGGAGACTGAAGGATTCCAGACGGTGAATCGCGTTTTCAGCGAAAAGCTTGGCCCGATCAGTACCGCGTATAACTGGATTAAATCCACTCTTGAAGGATATCTGGCAATCATTGACGCCGAAATCGATGCATTTATCGCAGATCCTGCTGCTTACGCACAGCGTTTGTCTGAAAAAATTCAATCGATTTTCACCAAAGCGCCAGAGGGAGAAGACGGAGCTGAAAATCAGAAGGGGACCACCCTTATTCAGTTTTTTCAGAATCTGCTTCCGACATGGGAAGAGGTCTGCGCATTTGTTGAACAGGGTGCAGGTACGATTATTACCAAAGGTCTTGAACTGATTAAAGCATTTTTCAAGGGTGCGATTCAATCGCTCAAAACCTTCGTTGGTGGACTGGATGGAGAAATTACACTTACCGATATTATTCAGGTTTTGACGGGGATTAAGATTCTCGATATTGTGACCAGTGTTGGAAGTGTTATCGACAGTTTCAGTGGATTGATTGAAGGTTTTAAGAGCATGCTTGGCAGTCTTGGCGATTTCTTTGAGTCTCTCGGCAACGCGACCAAAAAGGGAGAAACTTTTGCGAAAAAGATATTTACTCTTGGAAGTATTGCCATCGCCATGTGGTTTGCAGCGAAAGCTTTTGAAACGATCGGAAACATGGACTTCGATCAGATTGGTCATGGCCTTTCCGGAATGGCTGGTATGATGGGTGAGATGTATTTGTTCCTTCTCGCTGTCGGAAGACTGAAATTCAGCTTCAGCTCGATTCTGATTACGATCCTCGGCCTGATTCCGATTGCTATCGCAACTAATCTTCTCACGATTCCGGTCAAGGTTCTTGGCGGTATGGAAACCGAACAAATGAAACAAGGCTTACTTGGTATGGCGGGTGTTATGGGCGAAATGTACGCTTTCCTGCTTGCAACGAGTTTGCTGAAGTTC